GTTTCCCAGTCACGATCGGTGGCGCAGAATGATTTACGTCTACCACTAGTTTTAGACTTAGTAGGAGCTTTTAGTGTTCCTTTTTTATAACTTGCACGTCCTTTAGCATTTAATCCACCGGATTTACTTTTTCCTGCTTTACGTGTCCATGCTGCAGTCATTAATATATTGTAGTAATTGGTCTTTTGTTAGGTAACATTAAATTAAACCCTCTTGGTTTAACTACTGTTCCACCTTTTGCTTTTTTTGGTTTACTTCCGTATTTTTCAGTCCACTCTTTAGCTATTTTAGGCTCATTAGCAAATAAATATCTACGTTGTTTTTCTGATTTAAAAGGCATTATTAAGCTTGACTCTTTTTAATAGCTGCTGCAGTTGGTGCACCTTTAGCACCTTTCTTACGCATTTTTTCACCACGTTTTTTCTTCATGGCAATATTATACCACAGCCCTTTTTTAGCAACTTTACCTTCTTTAGTAACATGTGTATCTTTTGTAGCCGATCCACCTTTTTTCATTTTAGGTTTTTTCTTCATCATTGATTTTGTAATAGCTTTAGACCTAGCTGATTCCCAACCTTCTATTTTACCGTTTTTATTAATATCTGCTTTTGATTTTTTCATGCTGTTTTATTCTCCACTTTAACTGTTGCATGTTTAGTACCTCCAACATAGAGGCCAAACCATGCAGCACCAGCTCCTACAACAACTGACACAAAAGCTGATTGTGCGTTTGTTGGATCCGGTAAACTCATAAACCATTCTGTTGTGCGCCAGAATGAAATCCCGTATAATGTAATTAATAACCTTGGAAAAATTCTTCATGCAGATAACCTTTCCGGTGTCATCTTTTTTTCATGTGCGCTAGACCTGCTTTACCAAATCTATATCCAAATGAACTACCAATACAAACGTATAAACAAGTAGCAAACCACGATGGCGTACTTTCTTCAAGAAAAATAAAACCTTCTTTTACATACATTTGAGTCCAAGGCAGGAAACAACAAATTAAAATTCCGCCAAAAATCAAAGTCCAAAATTCATCTTTCCACGACCCTTTCATTTGGTCCACGGCTGATGCTTCCCAAGAAACTTCGCCGGCTATTTGCTGCTCACGCAACTTAGTTTTAGCTTTAATTTCTACTAATTTAGATTGAGCCTTTGCTTTTTTTGTTTCTACAAATCCAGAAACTGCTTGAGAAGCAACTCCTAATAGTGGTTTAAGTAATAGATTTAACACTATACACCATACTCATTTGGTTGAGGGCCAAAAAAACCTCCTTGTGAATCTTCTTCCATTTGTTGCATTTTTTCTTGTTGTTTTTTTACTTGAAACATATTCATCATTTCTTGAATCATGTCTCTTTTAACTGGATCTAATCCTTCCATATAGTTCTGTACTTTTCTTGCTATTGTTAGAGGTACTTTTTCTCCGTACATTCCAACCATTGGTTCTTCCATATGAACAGGAGCATTATCAAATGCTTCTACTTGGTCCATAACATTTTCACGGGTTCCACCGAAAGGTTTTGCTTCACCACCTTCTGCTGCTTCCATTCTTGACATCTTGTCTTCTAATGATTTCATTTTTTCTCTGTTTTTTTCTTGTCTATATTCATCTGACTCTTTGTCATAACCAGGCAGATATCTTTTCATATACTGGCCAAGTTCTCTTAAAAAATAATCATCTGCTGTTGGGTCTATGTAAGATGTTGCCGGCATTACTTGTCCACCGTCTGCGTAATCATCTGGATTTTCTCCTGCAGCTAAAATTGATTGTAATACTCTCCAATCTGATGGATCAATTAATGATTCAATTCCAGTGCCCATTTCTACTGGTCCACCATCTGCATATTTTTCTATTAAACCACCAGCTGCGTTTCCAAAAAAGTTACCTTTTTTTGAAATCCCAAGAATCCTTTGGCCTGATTATTCATTGGATTATAATTTAAACCACTAGTAAATTCACCTCCCATAAAAGGTGTAGAATATTTAACGCCTGGGCTTTTAAGTCCTCCATCTAAATCTGGATCAATTTGTAACTGACCTGATCCTATTTCAAAAGTTCTAAGGTCATTATATATATCTTCTGCAGCTTTTCCTTTATTTATTATTTGATTAAGTATACTACTACTATCTGTATTTAAATTTTCTGATTCTGCGTTTGTTGTGTTTTTAATAAGTCTATCAGCTGTGGAACCTTGATCTATTAAATTATCTTCAATTAAACCATCTAAACCTTGTGGACGTACTCCTAAAAATTTTTTAGAAGCATCAATACCCGCAAGAGTAGCTAATCCTGATCCACCTAAACTGCCACCTGAACCACTTGAACCACCTGTAGCGCCTGCACCTGTATTACTATCAGATCCTGAAGAACCATCATTATTAATTATAGGAGGTCCTTGATTGTTAGATGGAAAAAAATTATCTTGATAACCTGGGTTATTTCCGCCACCAGCTAAAGTTTGACCGCCACTAAATCCCGTGTCTGTGTGTGGGTTAGGTATACCAGTGGTAGTTCCTGTTCCCGCATTATCATTTACACTAAATCCTGTGCTTGTATGAGGGTTAGGTCGCCCAACTGGAGTACCAGTTGGAGCAACATTTAAACTATTATCTTCATTATAACCAGGTCTAGCCATTAACCGCCAACAACTGATTTAAGTATTATAATCACTACTAGAGCAACGATACCGGCTTTTACCCAGTCCTTCATTCCCCAGTCGCTCCACTCTTTCAAGTGCGCCCATAGATCTTTTAATAACTTCATATATCCTCCTTGTTAATTTTTTTTCTTCTTAGCACCTTTAGAACCCATTTTAGGCATTCCTTTTTTCATCGAACCAGCTGGTCCCATTCTTTTTTTAGGATCAACATGTGGATTAGGACTCATTTTTTTCTTTTTAGCATTATCAAACATACTTCTTAATGAGGCTGAATTTTTACTTTTTGGATCTTGATGTGGACTCATTTTTTTAGTTGCATCTTTTACATCACCAATTGTTTTTCTTACATATTTTGATTGGTCACTCATTCCACCACTTGCTTTTTTAACTCTACCACCTTTTTTATATCCTTCGTTTCTTCTGATGTTACGATCAACTCTTTTAACCTCTTCTTTTTCGTTTTCAATGTGACGTGTTCTTGATGATACTTTACCACCTTTTTTAAAAGTAGTTGTAGTTTGTTTTCTTCTTACAGGACCTTGACTCCTTACTGTTACTTTACCTACCATTATTCCTCCTAATGAATTGTTGGTGTTTCGTCTGGGTAAAAGTCTTCCATCATTTGAAAACTAGCTGCAAGCTGTTCAAATATAATATTAGTTTGTTCTACACCAAGATTATTTAAATAAAGGTTTCGTACCACAGAAACCATTGACGCGCAAAACAAAAGTTGATCTTCAGGTTTAGGCGCTTCTTTTACAGCTAAATCATTAATTTTAACTATAAACTCTCTAATTTTCTTTTCTGGATTTATCATTATTATTTCCCTTCATTGAATCTCTAATAGTAGTCATATTTTCTTTTAAAGCTGCTAATTTTTCTTTACTTCTAAGGTCAGCTCCTGCTGTTTGAGCTTTCATTAAGTCTATACCTACTTGAGCTTCTAGTTTATCTCTATCTAAATCAATTCTTTCTGAATCAATTGTCCAATCTTTACTTATTCTTGCTTTTTCTTCTTTAGTCTTAAGCATAGTTTCTAATGCACGTAAATCAATTTCTTGTTGTTTTAGTTTAACAAGAGGATCATCTTGCATTTCTTCAGCACGCTTTCTTTCTTCTTCTACCATTTCTTTAACCATTTTAGCTTCAATAGTAGCAATTTGAGATTCTTTTTGCTGCATAAATTGTTGTTGTGCTTGTTGTGCCTGCGGAGCCATTTGTTTGTTTTGTTGTGCTTGTTGCATCATTGCTTGAATTTGTTGATTTTGTTGTGCTATCTCAGGTTGTTGTTCAACTTGTTCAGCTGCTAATAAAGCAATATGTTCCATAATATGTGATTCCATCATTGCATAAAGTTGAGGATTAATTTGTACCATACGTGTAGCAATAAAATCAGCGTGTGCTTTCATATGCTCTACATGATTTTGTTGAGGAAAAGCTTTAGGTTGCTCGCCTCGCATTGCCGTTGCATTTTCCATAGCAGGACTCATTGGTGTTGGCATATTAGGATCTGGTTTTAAAATAGCATCTACATTATCTACACCCATTGCCATGTACATTCTTCTATAGGCTTCTCTAACATTATGTAACTGTGGATTAGCTTGTGCTAATTGTAATTGTTGTTGTGCCAACATAATACGCTGAGACATAGAAAAAATATTAGGATCACTAATAGGAATAATATCAACTCGATCATCAAAATCTGTTTGTTTAATCATTCTATCTCCACCTTTAACCATGTATGGATATTCTGGTGGTAAGTATGATTGAAAAACGTCAGCTAATAAATTAAATTCAATTTTTTGTGCGTAGTGCATTCTTTTATGAATTGCACTCATAACTTTAGTTCCACGTTCTAAAATAGCTAATGTAGTGCCTACAGGATTTTGTTCATTTCCTTCTCCCATTTTCATGTCAGCTATTGCTGAGAATGATTTTCCTGCGTCTACTGCAAATCCTAATAATTGAAATAAAGTAGCACTAGGTTCTTTAAAAGGAAGAGGTAATAAAGATTCTCTAATAGAAGCTCCACTTACATCAACATCTCTAAACTCACCTGGTTGTATAGGCTCGTCATTATCTCTTATACGCATTCCACGTGCTTTAAAACCTGCTGGTAAGTTAGCAAGAGTACCTGCATCAATTAACTGTCGCAAAACACTTGTTGCAGTTCTTGATAACCCACCAAGCATATGTATTAGACCAAAGCCATAAAAGCCTAAGCCTGGGAGGAACTTAAAA